GATCCATGACGCTATTAATCATGGCCATGAGAAGTATTATGCTCTGAATATTGGTAGGCAGTTTGGTAAGACTATGCTTGGAATCAACCAACTACTTTGGTGGGCAATCAATGATAAAGGCTGTAAAATAGCTTGGGTAACTCCAGTTTACAAGCAAGGCAAGAAGGTGTTCTCAGAGATGGAGAGAGCAACCTCAGCAAGTGGCTTATTCTCTTTCAATAGGTCAGACTTGATGATCACTGGCTTTGGCTCATCCATTGAGTTCTTTTCCGGTGAGAGACCAGATAACATCCGAGGTAATACCTTTGATTACATGGTAGTTGATGAGATGGCCTTCACAAGACCAGAGCTGTGGGATGAGGTACTGAGTGCAACTGTCTTGGTGAAAGGTAAGAAGATTATATTCATATCAACTCCCAAGGGGAAGAATCATTTCCATAGGTTATGCATGCAACCTAATTACGATGATAGGTATGCTTACTTTCATTTCACATCTTATGACAATCCTATGATTGATCCAAGAGAATTGAATGAGAGAAAGAGGTCATTGCCTGACTTTGTGTTCAGACAGGAGTACATGGCTGAGTTCATTGACAATGCATCTGGTATATTCAAGAATGTTAACAACTGCATAAGCACTGGAGCCAAGACTGCAAAGATGTATGCTGGTCTTGACATCGGTAGAGCTGATGACTACACTGTGCTCACTATCCTCAACCAAGATGGTCAGATGGTGGCAGCTCATAGATGGAGGCATGATGAGTGGAGTAAGATAATTGAGAATGTTGCAACCATCATTAAGCAATACAACGCAACAACATTGGTAGAGGTCAACAACCAAGGTGATGTATTTTATGAGATGCTCCAGTCAAGGTGCAAGAATCTTATCCATCCATTTGTAACAAGCTCTAAGAGTAAGCCAATCATCATTGAAGACTTGGCAGTTGCATTTGAGCAGCAAGCAATCTCAATCATCAATGAGCAGTGGTTAATTGATGAGCTTGAAAATTATTCCTATATTTACAATCCAAACACAAGGAACGTGACTTATTCAGCTCCATCAGGCTTACATGATGATGGTGTAATATCCACAGCATTAGCTTGGCATAGCAAAAAGGAGTTCACTAACCGAGGCAGATATATGGCATTAAGAGTATGAAGCAACTTGATATAAAATTACCAACTACATTAGCTAACTGTACACCAGTACAGATGACAAGATGGTTGATGATGGCAGAGGCAATGAAGGAGCAGAAAGATGACATCACTCAATTGTTGATATTCCAATGCCAGTTGCTGAGCTTATTCAGTGGTGAGTCAATCAACAAGATTAAGAGAGCAGATATTGAATCAATCCAAGTTGCTGCCAACCATCTCCTTCAGTTATTGGTGAGTTATAATTATCAAGAGCCAAAGTCAGAGATTGAGGTTAATGGTAAGATGTATTACTTTGAGAAAAACTTTGCACATGTGTCAACTGGTCAGATCATTGACTTGAAACTGATTGAAGATATTAGCCAAGATCCATGTCAAGCATTGGCAATCATGTATGTTGAGAAAGGCATGGAGTATTGTCAAGAAGATGACAGAGGTAGAGTGCTCAATCCTAATGAGCATAGGTACAAGGAGTTCTTAGAACATTTCCCAGGGGACGAGTTTTTGAACTTTTTCAGTTTTTTTTTAGACTTATCGCAGAAGCGGAGGCTCGCTATATTAGGGATACAGATGGCGAGGCAGAGGATGGAAATGATGATGATGGAGCAGGACTTAAAGATTCAGAGTGGTTTAATTGGACCACTATCATCCATAGACTATCCAAAGAAATGGGAGTCAGTGTGGCAAAGGTTACACAACAACCTTATGTAACAACTCTCTTCTGGATGAACTATTTCAGAATAGTGGATGAGAACGAACATAAACGCATATTAAGTAATGGCAGACTTTGATTTTCTTGAGGACTTTGGTATCACTACTCAGGAAGCTGAGCAGCCTCAGAATGCTTATGATAAGTTCATTACTCAGTTATCAACAAGGCTTGCAACTGAATTCAGAGACTACACTAAGAAGGTAGCTCAGAACACTGGAGCATTGGCAGCTTCAATCATTCCATTACCAACTGGCACGCTGTCATTCAGATTAGAGGCAGAGGATTATTATCCATTTGTTGACGAGGGTGTTAATGCTGTGGGTACTAATAACTTTGGAAGTAGGTTCTCATTCAGATATCCTGGAGTCAGTCACAACATGGCAAAGGCAATTAGCCAATGGAAAGGACTTGACATGGAGCATGCTTATGCTGTTAGTTATAACATTAAGCAACGAGGATTGAGACCTAAGAGAATCACTGACAATGTAATTACAGATGAGGTACTTGAGAAGATTGGTAAGGACTTAGCAGAGCTCACTGGATTAATGTTTGAAATAAATTTTACAAGAAATGGCAGTAACAATATATGATGAGCCTCAATTGATTTCACCAGCTGGCAATCCATTGGTGTTCACGTTCAGCAGTGATCAGACTGCTCAGGTGAATTTCTCATTTGTGGTTGAGGTCTATATTGATGGCTTACTGAGAATCACTCAAGAGGTCTTCAGACAATTCAACACACTTGGTCGCATTGATGTATCTGAAGCTGTGCAGAGTACACTGAGCAACATCAGAATCACAACTGATCTTGAGTATGATGCCACTGATTCTATGGTAGAGTATTACATCATTGTCTATGAGAAGTATGGAGCAACTCCAACCATTCAAGCCAGTGATACAAGTACAACAGTGAAGGCATTCAATGGATCAATTGAATATGCTGATTTTGTCTCATGGGATTATTCTGATTACGATCCACAGCTTACAGGATCGTCATTGTTTCTGACTTACTTTCCAAGGAATAAAAGAGCATTGTGTGGATTGGAGGAAAATTTCTATCTTGGATACTTTGAACAGACTGGTCTTGAGGTTGCGACATTGCTTGTTAACATATTCGATATCAACAACAACAACACTGCTTATGCAAGTTTAACTTTAACATCAACAGAATTCAATATCATTAATGTTGGTCCTCAAGTATTGATTGATAACACATCATTGGTTGCTTCTGATTTTGATGATTGTTATTACTACACCATACAAGTAGAGTTGACAGATCAAGCAACAGAATCATTCAAGATCTATCTTGATAGTGACTGCAAGAGATATGATACATATAGGCTGCATTGGTTAAACAAGCTCGGCTCTTTTGATTCATTCACTTTTGGATTGGTATCAACTGAATCAGCAACTGTTCAATCATTCGGCTATCAACGTGATCCAGGAGTGTGGGATGGTACAAGTTACACGTATCCACTTTATGCTGGTCAGAAGATAGACTTTGCCAAGACTAAATCAGAGCAATTGGTGTTGAACTCAGACTGGATTAACCAAGACGTTCAGCAATGGTTGGTCAAGTCATTATATGATTCACCACTGGTATATCTTGAGAGAGATAATGGCACAGCATTCGAGCCGGTGAAAGTAACCAATTCATCATATACTCTTAAGAATAGGAGAAGAGATGGCTTGATTCAAGAGACAGTAAGCATTGAAAGAACATTCACTTATAGATCACAACTTAACTAATGGCTGGAGAGTTATTCATAAATGGGAGGTTGGTTGACATAGATCAAGATGCTCCATTTCCATTGACATTCAATATCAGTGATATTAAAGACTTGAATGCGAGGAAGGGAAATAAGTCCAAGACTATCACTTTGCCTGGCACAAGAAACAACACGTCATTAATGCTGAGCGTTTACACCTTATCAGCCACTGATAATATCTCAGGAACTGATTCTGATTTTGTGGACTTTGACCCAAGCATTAAGGCAGAGGCTCAATACTATCAGAATGGATTGCTTGAGTTTAATGGTGTTGCTCAGTTGATGAGCTGTAAATTAATGAATGGCATCTGGTCCTTTGAGATAACTTTGGTAAGTGATACCATTGACTATATCTCAAGACTCGCAAAGATTAAAGTTAATGAGCTTGGATTTTCAGA